CATTCAATCAGGCAGTTGTAATAATCGTTTAATGCGTCAGATTGTTCGTTAGCGTGTGTTATAGTCCTATCTAAATGTTCCACGCTTTGTTTCCAACCGGCTAATTGATTGTATGAGATGATGTTGTGCATGACTCTCTCCAATTACAATAAAAATAACGAAGACGTTTAGAGCATCTTGCTATCTCCAATTCTGTTATTATTTAGTGTTCGTATGCTAACTTCATGAAGTTTTTGTTAAATTAATATTTTTGATATAGAACTTCACACTGTATCAAAAATATTTACAGTCGGAGACCAACCGAGATCCTTTAGTTTAGAAATATCTGCCTGGTTATCCATTCTCTCTCCAGGTGTATCCTCCACAAGAGGAAGATGTCCCATACCCATCGCCCGAGCAAGTTTTCTAACCGAAACTGATCTACCCGTACCAACGGTTACAGGACCTGTGATACCAGAGGATGCAAGATAATGAATAGCACGACACACGTCTTCAACATGAATCCAATCACGTTTATGGTTTGTGACATACTTTGCTGTCTTGTCCTCAAGCATCCTATACATCATATTAGGACGACTGTTAGGACCATAGACAGTTGTGAACCTCATACCAACTGAATTGGGTGGTGCCATGACTTCATTAATCCACTTTGTCATTGCATATGGATTCTCCCAGTAATCTTCCTCTACTGCACTAGAAGAGGCATACAGAAGTCTCGTATTAGTTTCTCTACACCATTCAAATAATTTCTTTGCTTTGATTACATTGTTTTCATAGTAAAGTTGTGGTTCTTTCAAACTCTCTCTGATGTCAGCATACGCTGCAAGATGAATAACGAGATCGTAATCACCACCATCAAAGTTACCGATATCATCAGGATAATCAATACCATCTACATTATTGGCACCAATGGTTTGTTGCCAATCTAAAAAAACATTGCGACCAATGAAACCATTATGACCTGTGACTAAAACTTTCATGGCATCATCCTACTAAATCCTTTAACTTTTTCAAATCTCATGACATTATCAAATCGATCTTCTAGACCAGTCTTGTGAGAGATAATAAAGATGTTAGCATCCTTTACAACGTATTTAATAATTTTGATAAACTCTTCGGTTCCAAATCCATCTAATGAACTGTCAAACACTTCATCCATGATAAGTAAATTTGTATTTACAGAGTTTTTCATTCTTGCCACCTCTCTCCAGGTGAACAAGAGTGCTAGGTCAATTCTCATCTTCTCCCCCTCGCTGAAAGAAGCATAAGAAAAATCCTCATGTATTGGAGATTTAACGGTCTCGCTAAACTCCTCATCAAGAGTAAAGTTGATATAAAAATCCATCATCTGCAGATAACGATTTACCTGCTGATTAATCAAAGGAAGATACTTCTTAATGATTTTAGATTTTACTCCACCATCTTTGAGCAGACTATACGAAAAATCGTAATAGCAGATTGTATCCTTCTTTGAAGATAAATCGTCGTATGTAGTTTTTAAACTGTCTTTAAAGGTCTCTAACTTCTCATGTTCAGTATTTCTATTTGCAAGTTGATCGGTAAGGTTTTGAACTTCCGATTCCAGATCTCTGATTTGCCGTTGACATCCAGAAATCCTAGCATTGTTCTGAGAAATATCATTATTGAGTTTTGAGATCTCCTTTGATAGAGTAGTAAATTGACGCTCTCGCTCTTCTTCCTCTTTAATTGCTTCCTCTAGTTCTTTATAACCAGATTGCAACTCCTTTGCTTTAGTTTGAGCGTCATTAATTCTATTTATTCTTAGGGTCTCTTCAATATCTTGATTACAGGTAGGGCAGACCGTATTCTCTGTAAAAAATTTATGCTCTTTAGTAATAGTAGATACTTTTTGTGAGATCTTTCCTTTTAAGTTTCCAAGTTTGCGAAGTTTATCAGTAGCACCAGTTACATTTTTTTGCTCTTTAGTAGAGGCAAAAATACTTTCTTCTGTCAATGAATTTTGACGCATGTACAAATCAGTTTCGGTAAGAAGTTCAGTTACTTTCTTTTTCTTACTTTCAATATTTTGTGCTGCTTGATTTTCTAACTCCTCAATAAAGTTTTCCTGCATTTGAACTTTATCAGTTAAAGATTCTTTTTTAAGATTAAGAACTTTGATATCTTCTTTCACCATGCGAATCTTATCTTTTAAGATACCATTCATGGAAGAAAAGATTTTAATATCAAGCAAATCTTCAATCACCTCTCTCCTACTGTTTGCAGGCAGTTGCATGAAAGGGACAAAGGTGCTGCTACCCAAAATCACAATCTGTGTGAAAGACTTATAGTTCATCTTTAGAACGTTTTGCTCCAACCATTTTTGTTGATCTAGAGCAGCAGCAAACTGATCCATCACACAACCATTCCTATGAATCTCAAACAAAGCAGGTTTGATCCCACGAATCACTTTCCAATTTGTGTCACCAATGGTGAATTCAACCTCTACCTTACAATCCTTTTCATTCACAGAGTTGATAAGTTGAGGTTTATTAATCTTACGAAAAGGTTTACCAAATAAAGAAAATGTCAAAGCATCAAGCACTGTTGATTTACCAGCACCATTCGTTCCAATAATCAAATTGGTAGAGTTTTCGTTAAGTGCAAATTCAGTGTATTGATTACCCGTTGATAGAAAATTTTTCCAACGAATCGTTTCAAACAAAATCATGACTAGCGTCTGGAGGAATTACAAGGTCGTTCTTTGTGATCACTGCATACTTATAATCATGCATCTCACAGGTCTTAATCATTATATCATCTTCTACTTCTATTACATGCATAACGGGACTTCCATCATCCTCTAACATCATGGCATATCTCATGGCATCATCTTCTTCTTCAAATAGATAAAGAATTTGATCTCCATCATCATCCTTTACAGAATATGCTCCTTCTGTTTCTCTACCATGAATAGTAAGGATATACATTACACTAACTCACACGCTTCCTGATAAACATCATTCATAATTTTTTGAATCAACGATTTATCAAGAGGGACCTCTGCCTCTTCAATGTATCTGTTCAGAATTGACATAGTATCCTCAGATTCCACTAAATCAACTTCCTTATCATACCATCCACTAAAGTCAAAGTTTTCAACAACTTTTAATTCAGCGATGCCTGATGAGTAAAGTTTATCAACAAACTTTTCAAAATTCTTTGTGCTGGTTTTCTTACGAACAACAACTTTGACAATTTTGTTTTCATATTCTCTAGTATCAAAAGTTTGATGCGGAGTATCCTCATAGTAAATGTTATAAAACATTCTATGTGGATTATTGATTGGAGTTCTTTCTAATGTCTCTGTATCAAAAATATGAAATCCGCGAGCATCATTCACATCACTCCAGAACATCTCATATGGATTTCCTAGGTACGAGATTTTGCCATTAGTCGATCTAGT